CTTACAAAACATATAGGCAGATATGATACAAAAAGCAGTAATTCAGTTGATTTACAATCACGCAAAGAGGTTGTTAATATTAGTTTTTGACGATTATAAAACGGAATTTATTTATGGCGAAGACGCAATTAAGAAGCTTAAAGAACTTGACTTTGATGAGTAATCATTGTGTCGAAGTTAAATGCAAGCAATGCGGTTATAAATACTGCTTTCGGTGTGAAATGGGAGTTTGTCCCCTGTGTGGGTGTAAATATTATTGATAAAGAGAAAAATATTAAGAGTAACGAATATGAAAAAGATTGATTGGATGAAATTTTTTGTTTGGGTTTTTCTTTTAAGTATATCCTTTTGGTTTACTTATGGTTTATGCCGGTTGTTGATTTGGTTAATTACGACAGTAAATAGAGTTTAATATGAAAACTTTATTTGAAGTTGAAACCGTTCCGCAAACTACAGAAACTTGCAGGCATTGTAAGCATAGATTTTCGACAATGCTTAGTCAATTCTCAAAAAAAGTTTTGCAATGCTGCGAATACAAACGAGGACACAACAATGCAGGGTACAAAACAATCAAAGTAACCGACAGGGCATGTCCGCTTTTTGAAACAAATATTTAATGAAAAATGAACATGAAAAAGAATGATTGGATAGTAGGGCTTGTTATACTTTTGATGATAGGGTGTGCAATAATGATAGGATGTGCGTTTTGCATGGCCTGTTTTTGGCTAATGGGACAATAATATGAGAACATGGACTTTTGAACAGGAGGAATATATTCCACAAGCTGAAGCTATCAACAATACATTGAAATAATTTATAGTATGGATACAATTTTCACAGAAGTTTTAAGCCTGCTATCCCAAGTGCCGGAACTCCGGTTTGTCGGCGAGGATTGGGGGCAATTGAATTTTGAGCAACCGCCGGTTAATTTTCCCTGCGCTTTGGTTGATTTGTTTGAGATAGACTACAGCGATGCCGGAAAGAATTTACAAAAGGCGGATGCCAAGTTAACTATCTCTATTGCCGATATCCGTTATGACGGAATAACCGCTTTCAATCCGGCAAAAGTAAACGAACAGGCTTTTGCAATTTTTGGGATTATAGAAAAGGTAAACGCTTTGTTGCATGGTTATGGCAACGAATATCATTCCAAGTTCTCCCGGAAGAAAGTAATGAAAGTCGAGCGGGAAGATTCCATCCGGGAGTTCCGAATGATTTACGAATTTCGTTTTGAGGACGAAACGGCGATGCCGGAACTTACGAAACACCCTGTTCCACCGAATATCAGTTTGACAGAATAAATAATTTTTTTTTCATGTGTGTTGTGTTTAATCAAAGCCTTGCTAAAAATGAAGCCCCGAATTTTTCGGGGCTTTTTTAATCGGGATTTAATCAGGATTTAAAGATTTTATCCATTTCGTAGTCGATGTCTTTTTGCGCCTTTTTCTCAATATCTGGCGTATAACCGAGAAATTTCCGCTGCGGCATATTGATTTTGCGACTATGAGGCTCAACCTGGTAACGTTTGCCTGTTTTGGAGTTAGTGCGGTAATGGGCGCTAACGTGCTGGGTAAGCCGCCCGCCTTCGTTGTGAATTTGGGCATACGGTACTTTGCTTAAATCGACGCCTACCTTGACATAGGATTCCAAAGCTTTGGCTTTTATGTTTTCTTGCAGGTAGCCGGTTCCTGAAAGAATCCGTTTGCCCTGCGTCCGGGAAGTTTCTTTTTTACGTTTTTTCCACTTGGGGCTTGCCGAACCGTCCACCACAAAGCCCTGAGCCGAAAAGTTGGCGTGTGCCATATCTTCGGCAGCTATGGCAAAATACTTGGGAATTTTCCTTTTCAGTTCCTCCATTTGGGAGGCTTTCTGCTTTAAATCGGCTTTAAGTTTCAATAAATCCATGATTTTAATTACGAATTAGGAATTACGAATTAGGAATAAAAGTTGTATAATTCAAATGTTTGTTGTATTTTTGCAGAGCAAAAACGGTAGAATCGGAAACCGCGATGGCCTGAACAGCCCAGGGAGCGACAGGAGATTCTACCGTTTCCATTTTAAAAGTCCCTGCCTGAAAGTCTCGAAATCAGAAACATTTTTATCCCATTTATACATACTATCCACTCTTCCATCATTATTTACTAATAGAACAATCGGAGTATCTTCGTAGTATTTGATATATACGTTAAAAAATTCCTCTTTTACGCTATGTGTTTTTGAGCCTTTAAATACACCCCATACTTCGTCGGGCTTTAGCATAATATTTTCCACTTCATCAAAATAGCCATACCGGTCACGGTCTGCAATTTTCAGCATTAAATCCCGATCGAATTGTGCTGAAATATTTGTTTTCCTGTCCACAATGGTAAAACCTTCACCCAATACACCTTTGTTGTATTTAGCTTCCAACTGTTCCCAATAGTTGAAGTAATCGGTTGTATTTTGAATTGAGCCTTTGTATTTGGATAAATTATCAGTGTTGTCGTAAATCTTTTTAACCGGTTTCATGCCGTAATTTTTAACGGCAGACAGTTGCATTTCTTTGGCATCCCTGTTGGCTTTGAAATAGGGATGCCCATCACGGTCGATAATTTCGGAAGTACCAACGTTATGCCTGAAAGGTTTGGCAACACATTTTCCGGCTAACTTTTGGGCTTCCTCGGAATCGGTTGTGATATTTTCGCCATTATTCCGGCCTTTCCTGTGTTCGTATTCTCTTTCCGTAAATTTGCGTGTAGAACAGCGACACCCCCAGCCATTGGGAGGGTAATACATTCTCCAAAAAGGATCGTCGACAGGTAGAACTGTTCCGTCCAACACCAGGTGCTCTTCTCGCACATGCCCGTCACGCATGGTAACGTATTCCAAATAGGGATGCGTGTCGGCGGTATCTTCGATGTCCATCCAACGGCTGGCCTGGGTTCCGGCAGCCATCACGTTTTGACGTTCTACCTCCAAATAATTTTTGTTATAGAGTTTATTGATATTCCTGGCACGTTCCCGGAAAACGTCCGGTGATAACAGGTTACCGTTTGTGTCATAGACTGCTGCACGGAGTTCCTGCATTTGGGCATACGCCTTGGCTCCGGAAAAGGCAAAGATATTGTTTTGCACCCGGTTTAACATATTATTATCCTTGATTGTCCAATCAGGAGAAAAGAATGTTTTTTCGTAGCCGGTTTCAAAACTTTTTAGCAGTTCTTTAGAATTGTGTCCGTAAATTTCCATGATGACCTGATTGGCATTCATTTCGCCTTTATAAATCCGGTCAAGATAAGGTTCAATCAAAGCATCAACAGTGTCGGGCATATCATCTCCGGCAGACAGCGGACAGTCGGCCAGTGCATAAAGTTTGATTACAGCCCCGCTACCGGAGGCGGGGCTTAGTCGAAAAAACCGGAAGTATCGATTTTCAGTTGTGCGTTCGGATTGGCGGGGTTTACAGCCTTTGCCCCAACAATGTCAATGCCGAATTTTTCTTTTATCCATTCGGGGTTCACGTCCATAAAAGGCATACTGTCGACCGTCATTTCCCAAAGTTTCTCCAAATCCTCTTCGGGTTGGAAAGCGAATGTTAATCCGTCGGGAATAATTCCGATACGCACCAATGCCGGAATAACTGTTGTATTCCAGTGCGCTTCGAGCATCCGTTTGTCGGACTGTATGATTTTGTCGAAAAGATTTTGACTGCTTTTTTCTTTCGACTCGTTGCCGTGCTTGGTATCTTGCCCCATTACTGCGCCGGTGATAAGCAGGGACAATTCGTTTTTACAAAGCGTAATAAGGTTGTTATATACATCACCGTTTGTGTCGGCGCCTTTGGCAAATTCAAACTCTTCCGTTGTGTCGATAATGAAATAAGCAGCGGCCCCCATATCTCGAAGCATGATTTCGGCGCGGTCTAACATTTTTTGGTCAGTAGTGTCTGTCTTGATATAGCGAGGAGGTATGGCATATATTTCGCAAAGTTCAGACCAACAGGCTTGAGCAAAACGTTTAAATAATACGTGCGCTGCAGCTTTATTGAGTAAACCATATTGATTTTTGTCCCAAAATTCCAATATCCAAGTACCAAACTCCCGTGCCTCACGGTATTTAATACCGGTTGTATCATCTTCCCGGCGTAAGAACAAGCCCTGTTCCGGTACAACATTGTTCCGGTGAATTAATGTAATGTCAATTTCGTCATTATCGTTATTGAGTTCTACAAGGGAATGTTCCCAAAACCGTGCGGCAAGAATATGCCGGTTCAATTCCAAAACCCAGCGTTTTGAATTGAGCAGCTTGGTAATTTCGTCATCGGTTTCCCCATCTCTTTGGAGTACAAAGGGAGTGGACAGTGTGAATTGAGTTCGCAACTCTATCAATGCCGTCAGATGTGCGTCCAGCATAATATCGTTATACAGATTATACAGCCTTGCCCGGCGTGGATTATCAACACTATCTGCCGCCTGCAAGGCTTTTTTCCATGTGCCTATATCTGCACGTGTCCGTGAAATTGCTTTCGGTACAATTTGAGTAACATAGCCCTCACGTTGTTGGGGCTGTTTTTTGCTTCCTGTACTTGCTGAAAGCTTTATTTTGTTATTGCGAAATTTTGGGCGTCTGCGATACGTCCCTGTGTTGTTTGTTGCCATGATTAATCGTCAAAGGAATGTTGAAATTTGGTGTGGCTGCCCATACGCATGGGTATTTTTGTCTGTCCGTCTTCCATTTTTAATGGCAAGTCGGGAGAAATGCTTTTACCGGAAGTGGTAACGCCTGCGACTCGCCGGAGCCAGTCAATGGCATTGTCGTAATAAATTTTTGCTTTGTCAAACAAAATATTGGCGTTGGATATACGGATGATATACCAAACGGCAATGCTTTTGCAGTGTTCCAAAACAAGCGGGTCACGCTGGTCTCCGGTAGCGTTGAAAATTTTCGCACAATCATAACGGCTATTCAAATAGCTGGTCATTTCGCCAACAGCCATCAGTATAGCAGAACGGATTGCCACTTCGTCGGCAGTAATTTGCCCCAGCGTATATTCGTGGATGGCGGAGTTGAGTTCGTGGATTTCGACAAACATGATTATTTTAATTAGTTTTTTATTTTTTATCTTCTTCTCCTTTAAATACTCTCGTTGACCATCCTCTATAAAATTGCCATTGCGAGGAATTTTTTACACAAATATTGTAGTAATAAAGAAGGCGCTTATACCGGTATACCTTCAAAAATAATTCTTCCGTCATTAATGGGGTTTTCTCATACAGTTTGAGGGAATCCGCCATCCTGTACACTAAATTCCATTGTTCGGCCATGAACAGAGAATCCTTTTTAACCTTTTCCTGCAATTCCAAAACTTTCATTTTATAAACAGTAAGAGAATCGCAGCAATTTACTGTCAACTGTTTTTCATCGCTTGTAGCTGCTTTTGAAGTGCAAGCTGAAACGAAAATCGCAAAACAGATTATACCTGTCCATTGTAAAGCATTCTTAATCATAACATATTCAGTTTTTTAATTAATAAATCATCTATCTTTCCTGTTTCCGGCAAACCGACAATGTTTTGCGCCTTTTTAATTCCCGAACTGACACCGCAATTAACAGCATCATCGACTAATTCGTTAGCAATCAGTTGTGATTTTATTTTATCCCCGCCAATCTTATCCCAAAAATTCTTCTTGTAAAAATCCTTTACCATAAACGCTACCGACAGATTTGTCAATAAACTCTTAGGAAAATTGGGAAATTTCTTTGCGGAATCTACTATATTCCAAATTTGCTCATTGGGCCACATCTTTCTTGCGATTCCTGCAATGGTCTCTCCACCTTTGTCAGCCGGATTGTTTACATAGCCTAAATTCTTTCCTTCGATGTATC